GATTAGATGTAGTTGTTCCTGTGACAACTGAAGTTGGTGGTTCTTATCTATTTGGAATCATAGATACTAAGCGAACTATTGTTGAATACCTAAGATTCGACAATGCAGTAGTGCATTTTGAGTGGTTGAAGACATCGATACTTGCTGCAGGTGCGTTTTACCTCGGTAAGAGTTAATCGTTACAAGTCTCAACGTTATAAATAGTCCCAGTAGATATAAACTATTGGGACTTTTTTATGGCCACTCCAACTACAAGAACTGAATTTAAAAAATACTGCCTGAGAGAACTTGGACACCCAGTAATCGAAATAAACGTCGATGAGGATCAAGTTCAAGATAGAATCGATGATGCTTTAGATTATTACAGAGACTTTCATTACGACGGCACTGAGCATGATTACTACAAGCATGTAGTTACAGCATCAGATATAACTAACAAATACATCACATTACCAGAAACAATTATTGGTGTTGTTGGTGTAATGCCTATCGGAACAGGTGTTAATTCTAATAATCTATTCAATCTCAGATACCAAATAACACTCAACGAGATATATGACTGGGCACATGGTACGTTTGCAAACTACTATATGTCTATGGAACGCATTGCGTTGATGCAAGAGTTATTCGTTGGTCAACAGTTAATCCGTTTCAATCGTCACACTGACAGACTGTATATCGATATGGACTGGGCAGCAAATGTTTCTGCTGGAGAATCTATTATCGTAAACTGTTATAAAACAGTAGACCCTGACACATATGGTGATGTATGGAGTGATCGATGGTTGCGTAAATATTGCACTCAACTTATCAAAAGACAGTGGGGCAATAACCTTAAAAAGTTTACAGGAATGCAACTTCCAGGTGGTGTTACGTTTAACGGTGAACAAATTTTTCAAGAAGCAGATGAGGAAATAAGAAGGTTGGAAGAAGAAATGATCAATACTTATTCTCTTCCAACTTACGACATGATTGGGTAACACATGCCTACAGTAAATCATTACTTCAACAATTTTACAAACTCGATGGAGCAAAATCTCGTCGAGGATCTTATCATAGAGTCTATTCGCATCTACGGTATTGAGTGTTTGTATATTCCCAGAACTCTAGTCAAAGAGGACTTGCTGTTCGGTGAGGACGTGCTATCTAAGTTTGATACAGCATATCCTATCGAAATGTATGTCAAGTCTGTTGATGGGTTTGAGGGAGACGGTGACTTCCTATCTAAGTTTGGTTTAGAGATACGTGATCAAATGATTCTTACAATGTCACGCAGAAGATTTACTGAGGAAGTTTACGTTGACGGTGACGATACAGTTGGAACAACTGATCGACCAAACGAAGGTGATTTAATATACTTCCCACTTAACAACAAACTGTTTGAGATTAAGTTCGTAGAACACGAAGCAATATTCTATCAGATGGGTTCATTACAAACCTATGATATAACTTGCGAGTTGTTTGAGTACTCTCATGAGAGACTTGATACTGGTGTTGCTGCAATCGACAATATCGAAACTGCGCAGTCTGGCAATATGCTTGCTTTCCAAATTACTGATGAGGCAGGCAACATATTCAATATGGAAGACGGTTCTGGTATGGTTCAAGAAAACTATCGTATTGAAGATACTGACAATGCTGCAAACAATGAGTTCTTTACAACTCAGACAACTGATCTTACAGACGGCAGTGATAGCAACTTCATAGATTGGACGGAAAGTAATCCGTTTGGAGAATTATAATGGCAGAATTTTTCTATAATGCAACAATGCGCAGATACATCATTATGTTTGGACGTATGTTCAATGACATCGATGTAGTGCGGTATAATTCATCTAATACTCCTATTCAGCAGATACGTGTTCCTATTGCGTATGGTCCAAGAGAAAAGTTTCTTGCAAGACTAAATCAAGACCCAAATTTAAATAAAACAACTGCGATACAGTTGCCAAGATTATCATTTGAGTTGACTGATATGGTGTATGCGCCAGAACGTGGATTGAATAAGATGAACAAAAGTTCTAGTGCTACTAGATATGCAAATAGTGTGGCAACGCAATACACACCTGTGCCGTACAACTTCAATATGTCTTTGTATGGTATGTTCGCTAATAACGAAGATGCGGTTCAGGTAGTAGAGCAAATCGCTCCATACTTTAGACCAGAGTGGACTATGAGTATGCGATTATCTAATAGTGTACCTGACTATTATGATATCCCAACTGTATTAAATACTTTAGGAATTGAAGATACATATGAAGCAGACTTTCAAACTCGAAGAGCAATATTGTACACTTGGTCGTTCACAATAAAGGGATATTTGTTTGGACCAACTAAGAACAAAGGTATCATCAAACGAACAGTTATTGACATGGCGATAAATAAGACAAGTGATCCAATAGGAACAGAAGTTGGTCCAAATAAGAAAATTACTTTAACTCCAGGTCTATTAGCAAACGGATCGCCAACATCAAATTCGTCTGCTAGTGTAGCTGCAAGTGCTATTACTGCTAACACCACCTATGGGTATGCGTTTGATACACTTGATTATTTTGACGGAATTGATAGGCATGATCACTGATGAAAAATTTAAAAGATAACATGAATGAGATCCTCGGAATAGAAGGGGATCTGATCGTGAATAATGAAGAAAAGAAACCTGTCGTTATTCCTAAGTCTGTAGATAAGAAACAGGATATTCAGTCAGACTACGAATATGCTCGGAGCAATCTATATGGTATAATCGAAACCAGTTCCGATGCACTTAATCAACTCGTAGAACTAGCAAAGGCAAGTGAACACCCACGTGCTTTTGAGGTTGTAGGGCAGTTAACTAAAACCTTACTAGACGCAAACAAAGACTTACTTGAGATACAAAAAAAGGTAAAGGCATTACAAGCGGAAGAAGAACAAAAAATAGATGAGTCGGGACAAATTACAAATAATAACTTATTTGTCGGTTCAACCAGTGAATTATTAAAAATGATAAAAGATGAAGATAGATCCGATTGAAAAAGGATATCTCGGAAACGTAAACCTCAAGAGAAAAAATGTTGCGGTTAACTGGGATAAGAAAAGACTAAAAGAGTTTGTCAAGTGTGCGAAAGATCCGATATACTTTTCTGAACAGTATATTAATATCGTCCACGTTGATCACGGTCTCATTCCGATAGAACTCTACGAATATCAAAAAGAAATTATACGAAAGATAACTGGTAATAGACGTGTATCAGTTGTCACATCACGACAGGCAGGAAAAACCACAACTGCGGTGGCAGTTATTCTACACTACATTCTATTCAACGACCATAAAACAGTTGGTTTGTTAGCAAACAAGGGCGATGCAGCAAGAGAGATTTTAGATCGTATTAAAATTGCATACGAAGCACTACCTAAGTGGATACAGCAAGGTGTGATAGAATGGAACAAAGGTTCAGTAGAGTTTGAAAATGGATCCAAGATTATTGCTGCTGCAACTTCTTCAAGTGCGATTCGTGGTAAGTCTGTTTCGTTTCTATACATCGATGAGGCAGCATTCGTTGAAAATTGGGACGAGTTTTTTGCTTCTGTTTTCCCTACGATCTCCTCTGGTACAACGACCAAGATTCTACTTACTTCTACACCAAACGGTCTAAACCACTTCTATAAGACCTGTGAGGGGGCTAGAGACGGTTCAAATGGTTATGAGTATGTCATAGTACCTTGGGAACAAATCCCAGGTCGAGACGAGGCGTGGAGGCAAGATACACTGGCATCTATGGACTTTGATACTCAAAAGTTTGCTCAAGAGTTTCAGTGTGAGTTCTTAGGTTCTTCAGGCACATTGGTAGATGGTAGCAAGTTGAAATCATTAGTTGGTAGACAACCAATAACTGAAACTAACGGCATCAAAATGTATCATCAACCTGAAAAGGATAAAAGTTATATTTGCGTTGCTGACGTTTCGCGTGGTAAAGGTTTGGATTATTCTGCATTTCATATTGTAGATGTAACAAAGATGCCATACCAACAGGTATGCACCTTTAAAGACAATATGATAACACCTGTAGAATACACTGAAATTATACATAGAGTGTGTGTAATGTATAACGAAGCAACGGTATTGGTGGAGATAAACGATATCGGTGAACAAATCCCTTCGTTGTTATTATATGATTATGATTATGAGAACATACTGTATACTGAGTCTGCTGGACGTGCAGGTAAAAGAATATCTGGTGGATTTGGTAAAAAAGGTTCTTCGATTGATAAAGGTATAAGAACAACCAAACAAGTAAAGTCTATTGGGTGTTCAATACTCAAGTTGTTGATAGAACAAGATCAACTGATAGTTAATGACTTTGATACCATATCAGAATTGTCAACGTTTTCTAAGAAGGGTGTTTCATACGAAGCAGAATCTGGAAAACATGATGACTTGGTGATGGGACTAGTATTATTTGCTTGGTTATCTGGTCAAGAATTTTTTAAGTTGTATACAGACAACAATACAATGGCAACACTGAGAGATAAAACACAAGAACAATTGCTAGATGAGTTAACTCCCTTTGGTATTATAAATGACGGAATACAAGATGAAACTGAAAACCTCTTTGCTGATGACCCAGAGTTTTCAAACGGTGAGGTGGTTAACTCTAACGAGAAATCGTGGTTCTAGCATATTA